GGAAATCCTGCTTTCATATTTGCATATGCTTTTGCAGAAATAGTAGATTTAGATTTAGGTCTTGAGATACCTAATTTTTTTCTTCTATTAATATTAGCCCAAAGTCCTGGTTTCTTTTTAGCAACCATTATTTTTTACCTTTATGTTTTGCACCTTTCATCATTTTGCCGTTTGGCATTCTGTGCATTTTTTCTTTTTTCTCCATAGCTTTAGATTCTTTTTTCTCGTGTTTTTTCATCGCAGCTTTAGATTTGTATTTTTCTTTTCCGCCGTATTCTTTTATCATTTTAGTTCTCCTTCTTACAGTTACAATCGTGACTACATTTGCAAGGAATGATTTTAAATATCTTACAAATCACCCATTGTATTGCATTGAGGACTTTACAAGCCACCCAAACAATTGCGTTTTTTATTTTAATTAGTATTTCCATATTGTTCTCCTTGATTGTTTATACTATTTTTCTACTTTGTTGGCTAGTGTTCTAGCAATACTTTCACCAGAACGACCTACTACATAACCACCTAATCCAATGTTTAATAACGTCCAAACATCCCCAGGTAGTTCAAAAGTAATAATAGTTCCGGTAAATATCTTTATAACTGGTCCTGCAACATAGTTCCATACCAATATAAAAATTAGAACGTACATCAACAGAGGCCTCCAACTAGATACAAACCAGTGGGATTTAGCTTCTGCTTCTACAATAGAAGCTGCAGCTTTTAACTCTTCTGTAGACGATTGTAATAACTGAGTATTAAGCTGAGCTTTTAATTTTTCTGCTAAATCTTTATCTGGGATAGCTTTATCCACCGTAGAGAATAGCATTTTAGCTAGCGGTGCAATCGTTCCTAATGCAGCAAGCATAAAACTAGTACCAAGTAGCTGTTCTTTGTTTTTCTTTTAGCATTCTTTTCTGTCCTTTTACTTTATCCTTTTGAGATTCATTTGGATTTGTCATCTCAACTGGCTTTTCTTTAAAAGAATTGCTGTTTTTTTTATTGTTTTTCATAATTTATTTCCTTTTTTTGCTCATTTTAGCTTCAGATAAAGCAATAGCAATAGCTTGTTTAGGATTTTTCACAATTTTGCCTGATTTTCCACTGTGAAGTTTTCCTTTTTTAAACTCTCTCATCACTTTTCCTACTTTTTTCTGACCTTTACTCATTTGTTTCATTGTTTACTGTCCATTTCCGCCAAAATTAACTTTGGCTTGTTGTACCCCCATCTTAGCCAAGGATACTCCGGCTCTCAATTTAGCTAAATCTTCATTTTGTTGAAGCTTTTCATCTTGCGTTACTTGATTCATCATAGCTTTCATCTTGTCTAAATTGATTCTATCTTCTGCTTCTTGTTTTTTACGTTCATTTTCTTGTGCTCGTAAATCTATTTCTCTAGATTTAAGTTTAATTAATGGATCTCCATCAAATTGAGAAGTGATTTTGTTTTCTTCTTCCATAAAATCTTTCATCATCTCAGCAATTAAAACAGATTTTCTTGCTTCAATACTCATTGATAGTTGTTGCATCTGTTGATTCGCTTGTGGGTTTTGTGCCATTTGTGGATTCATTTGCATTTGTTGTTGCATCATTTGTAATTGTTGTAATTCTTGTTGGAACTCTAACTGAATTTGTTCTTGAGCCATTAACGAAATATGTTCTAAAATATTTTTCTGCATTGCACCCATTACCATTGGATTATTCTTCACTAAATTTAATTGCATAAAGTTTAAGTGAGCATCAATATGAGATCTATGGTCTTGTCCACCAAACGCTTGGAATGGTCCTCCCGATAAAGCAGTAATATGTTCTAACGATGGATCCATTGGTTGAGGTGGTTGTGGAGGAGGTAAAATAGCATTAATATTTTTTACTCCGATAGCCTCATACATAGATCTATAGGCTTGGTACAAATTATGCATTTGCGGATTCGATTGTGCTAATTGCAATTGTGTTTGTGCCATTGAAATTCGTTGTGTTTGAGAGAAGATATTAGGATCTGCTACTGGTAATACATCTACTCTGTCATCAAAGTCTTGAACCTTAATTTGTTTCGTAGCCCCTGGAACATCATAAGGATATTCAGGCGGAAGATAAGTTTTAAATACTTCTGCTAATAATTTAAATTCTTGTTTTAATCCTACATACAATCGTTTGTGAATAGCAGACATCACACGCGATCCGCGCTCCAAGAGTGCTACCGTGGTGCCCACGGCTGCCTGTTGATTCATATCGCCTACTTGTGCATCAGCGATAGACGCGAAGCGTTGACCTGCTTGAACAACAATACCCATTAATTGTAATAGCGTTTGGTCAGGTCCTTTAAATGGAAGAGGCATAAAATTATCTCTAATATTTCCACCCGGTGCATCTACATCTCTAAATTCTCCTGGTTGTAAAGGTTGTGCATCATCTCGCACTCTAATTCCACGAGACTTAAATCCTGCTGGTAAGTTCGCTAAAGTACCTGCATCTAACAATTGTCGCAGTGCAGTCGTAGCTGTTCTAGATAATCCACCAATCATATGGATTAAACCGAAACCATAAAAACCAAGTCCTGGTAAAAATTTGAAATGTACAAAATAATTAATTTTATTTTTCTTAGGATCATTCTCTGCATAGTTTCTACGAATTGATAAAATCTTTTTCGATGTTTCTTCTACAGTAATAATATAAGGCAGTTTAACTCCAGTGGGCTCACCATTTTGATCCATATCTTCAAAACCTTCGATGTCGCAATACGTATGAAACTCTAACAAAGTATAAATATCATCTTCTTTGGTTTGTTTGATTCCTTCGATTTCTTGTTCCTTTTGCTCGATCTCATCTTCGCGAATTGCAGGATCTAATAATTCTACATCAGAATAGAAACCAGATAATTGTTGTTTGCGTAAATCGTTTTTAGTTATTTTAAAAATATGAACAATGGCTTCTGCATCTTCTAAAGAAGTTGCGGAGTAGGGCACTACCAAATCATCGGCAGGTATAAATTTAGAAACCGCTCGCCCTAAAAGTTCATCGTAATAAACTTTTTTGAATGTCGATCCGCTAAGGGGAAGATAGAAAAGCATCTGATCGAATTCCGGTTCATATTCTTTCATCTGGTCCATTATTTGGTAGTTCATAAAATCTTTAACACGATTGGCTTGATCTTGTTTCTCGGTGCTAATGTCACCTAAAATCTGAACACGGACTGGTCCGTCTGCTGGTAATAATTCTTTATACGCTTGTGCTTGAAATTGAGTAACTGCTTCTGCTAAAACTGGATGAGTAACTCCGCTCGCTCCTCTAAATGGTTCTGTTCGTTTTACATATTTGAATCCTAATAAATCTAATCCTTGTCTATAGGTATCTTCCCAATCTTTTCTAGACATTCTATATTCTTCATAATCTTCTGATAATTTAATTCCCAATCTATTTAAATCAGTCGTATCAACATAGTCTGCTAAGTTAGAAGTATGACTAACAGCAGCTGGTTCTACTTTGCTAGGATCAAAAGAAATTTCTGCTCCACCATCTTCTGTGTTTAATACTTCTATATCACTAGGAGAAGTTGGTTCTTCTGGAATTACCTGGTCTACAGGATTTTGATTCAGAAGTTCTTCTTCCATTAAAGTGTTGGGTAATGATTTATCTATAGTTGCCATTAATTATCTCCAGCCTCTTTTAGCTAGTCTTGGTTTTCCTTTTTTAACTAATCCACCTTTTCTAAATGAACCTTCTGTTTCTGTAGAAGCTTCTTCATCTAATAAAGCTCGTTTTAGTTGTTTAGTTCCTTCTACTCCTGCTCCCATTTTTGCAAATGTTTTTTTAGGACTTTTTCTTGCTGAAGCTGCAATTTTTTCGTGAATTTTATTAAGAACTTCTCCTACTTTTTTAGTTCCTTCTTTAACAGCTTGAACTGGTCTACCCATACGGGATAAAGCCACTTCTGCTGCTCCGAGACCGGCTTCCTCTAAATCATCCTGCATAGGATTTATGGATATAATGTTTTTATTTCTGTTTGATTTTTTTGCTGCCATGTAATTTTTTCTCCAATTTTACTGTTGTAACAGTATTATAATCAATATTCAAGCCCTGTGGATTAGGACCTGATTTAGGTGGTATCGTTAAAGTTAATCTTTTAGGTTTTTTCATTTACCAATAATAAGTTCGTTTTTTTCTAGGTAAGCTATTATCTTTATAGTCTTCTGGGTGAATAATCAACCCACCTTGTCTAAATCGCATTAATGCTTGTGTAGTAGAATCTACTAAATCGTCATGATCTCCATAAGGAAAAGAGGCACATTCTTCTACTACTTCTTGAGCAAATTCTCTATCTAAAGGTGCCCATACCATACCGGACTCAAACAGTGGGGCTACAGAATTAACACGACTGTGTTTGTCATTACCTTTCGAGGGAGAAAAATTAACAACCGGTATTCCCATCTGTCTGAGTTCGTATGTTAGTGGAAGTCCTGAAGCTTTTGCTTCCACTAAAACTGTTTCTGGTTGCCAGTAATCATATTGCTCTTTAGCAAGTCTACGAAGATCTGGAAACTCTAATCGTTGTTTAACTGCATCTAATAAAATAAGATGTTGAGGATCTCCTTCATTCTCTGCAAAAATTCCCCAGGTAGTAATAGCAGAATAGTCAGCAGATTCTTTTTTCATAAATGCGGTATCATAGGATTGGATTACATGAAGCAAAGGAGGTAAATAATCTTTATCCCAATTTTGCCACCATTCTCGTTTTAATAAAGCTCCTTCTTCTGCTGTTGGATTTTGCATGTACTGTGCATTCCATTTTGCAATACCTGCAGAAGCTTTAACTTTTTCTAATTCTTCTAGCTTCCAATATTCTGGCCATACAGGTTCACCACTAGGCATAATGGCAGGAAATTCTATAACTTCCCATTGATCTGCTTTTTCTTCTTTAGCTCCAGCGTTTACTAATTGTGCAGTTAGATCTTTAGTTGACCATCTAGTCATAACCACAACAATAGCTCCGCCAGGTTGAAGACGTTGACGTGGACCGGATG